GATCGTCGGTGTCTTCGGGCTGTTGCGGCGGGACTTGATCGTCTCGTCCCAGTTGGTGTTCACCTCTTCGCGAATCGTTTCGTGCTTGTAGTCCTTCGGCTTGAGCGGGTCATCGATCATCAGTGCGCCGGAGAACTTGAAGATCTCGGTCTCTTCGTCCCACTCATCCATGCGGCCGGCGCCGAAGCCGGTAACCGAACCGCCAGACGGTGCAGCCATGAACACGCCACCTTGCGCGGTAGCCCAGGCATCCTTCGACGATGTGTGCCCGGAGATGGTGATGTGCGGCCAGAGCTGACGGAACTCGGCAGATGCCACGATCGAGCGGATGCCCTCTGAGTTGCGCTTCACCAGCTTGTCGGCATAGGACAGGTGCAGGAACTCCGACCGCGGGTTCTTCATGAAGCACCACGCCGCGAACAGCACGATAACCAGCTCAGTCTTCGAATACCGCGGCGGCATGTTCAGGATGTAGTTCTGGATCTCGCCCCGGTAGATCGCCATCAGGTCGTCACAGATAACCTGGTGGTGCTCACTGAAAGCGAACTTTACGCCTTTGCGCGCCTTGAACATGTAACGGGCGAAATACGTGAAGCTCTCTTCACACTTCTCGCGGATGCGGGTCAGCAGGTGCTGCGGGGTTATTCCGTGGGTATTGCCGACGGCATCAGCAATCGGCGTTCTGACCAGGGCATTCATACGTCATCTTCGAGCGCTTTATCCAAAACAGCGCGCTGGGCGTCGGTGAGCGGAACCTCGCTGGTCAGGATGTGCCCGGTCAGATCGTGCTTCTGAGCAGCTTCCCAGCCCTGCATGCGCCCGAGTTGCTGTACCGCATGGATGCGAACCCGGCTTCCAGTCAGTGGTGCGCGGGTGATCCCGGACAGGATTTGCATCGCCTCATCGCGGGTCATGATCGACTCTGCAAGTTGTGGCGCATACATGGAATCCATGAACGCTTTAACCTCCAGCTTCTTCATGATCTCCGAAGCGCTGGTGTCCATGGCTGTTTCGGTCCTCGCCTTGCCTCCTGCCTGCTTGTATGCCTGGCGCTGGGTCAATCCTGATAGGACGCCAAGGCATAGAGCCTTCTGAAGCTTGGTGAGCCCGCTGTAGAGTTTCAGCTGCTCCTTGTTCATGGCCTTTTCTTGGTCTTTGGTCATAGCTTCACCCAATGCCCGCAGGACCGACGAACACCTTCAGTGTCACCGCCACAGACGCACCCTTCAGGACGCGAGCAATGTTCTTGCTTTGGCTGCGCACTCAACCCGGCCTGGTATCCATCCCATGCTCCGTTGGCGTAAGGGCTTTCGTAGAACTGTGGGTGTGTGGCGGATCTGTGGAAGTCCATCCCCTTGAAACGAGGATGATTCTCGAATTCTTTTCTGGTCTGCTCGGTCATGGTCTGCTCTCTATTCGTCGTTGAGGTCGTTGAGGTCGTCGAGCTGGTCAAGCTCTGCGGCTTCGAGTTCAAAGTCTTGGATGGCCCGGATGAGTATTGGAGCCGGTGGCGGTGCTTTCGGGGCCGGCGGTCTTTGGCAGTTCGGTTTGGTCTGAGACGCTTTGGCTGTCATGTTCTGGCCCTGTTCTGTTGGGTCAAGTCTAAACCTTCGGCCATAAAAAAGCCCAGCTTGTGGGCTGGGCTTCATATCTGCTTTTCGCATCGGTTATTTTGGAGGCATGTAAGCAAACGTTGCGATGGTCTTACCGCTTTCCATGACGTAGGTATTCCCCGCAGGGGAATATGTTTCCTGTTCGCCGTCGCAGGTTGTAACCGACACTTGAGGGATGCCGCTTTCAGCTCGGAAGAACCCAACATTGGCAAATTCTGGAACGCTGACCAGAGAGAACCCTTTCGATGGGTGCGAATCACCCAGGTCTTCACCGCTCATCATCTTCAATACGATCATTTACTTATTCCTTCTGGTGGTAGTAGTGGTTGATGCAGATGGCCGGTGCTGATCTCCGGCTTTGGTAGTGCTGGGGATCAAACCCAGTGCCTCCTGAAACTGCCCCTGCCCGGACAAGACGGTCTTGCGACCCGATGCGGACTCGAACCCTGCATCTCGACTTCGCGTGACTGGCCCATCAGCCTGGGCATTCATCTGCATCCGTGTAAGCACTCGATGCCGGTCATACCTCATGGAGATAGCCGCCGCAGGGAATGCTTACGCGTGATGGAGACGTTACCGCATCTGCGGGCTGGTGGCAGCTGTTCGCCACGTCGCTTGGCGCTGGTTGTGTGGCTGGCAATGGAGGATTCGAACCTCAGACCACCGGATTAACAGTCCGGCGCTCTACCAACTGAGCTAATCGCCAAAAACTGGTTGGTCCGTTACGCGAACCACTCGGCAGGTTCTCAGACCACAGCGCAGACCAGTACGCCGCCTGCGCTGATGATGGTACAGGTCACGCTGCGGCGAGATCAAGCGGGATTACGCGAACCAAAACGCTTGGCTCTTCGGCGAACATCGACGTCTTGTTCACGCGAACCACTTGGGTGTCATCTTTCCATAGACAATGGTTGAAAGCGTCACACCATATTTTTTCGATATTATCCAGATCGGGCTTAAGCGTTGGCGCGATAAGCCCTGCAAGCGCGGCCTCTTTTTTCTTCTTGTTCCACGAATCACGAATCGGCCGCCTTACCTCGATCTCTATTCTGACCGGTACCGTCGCAGCGAAGTGCGGCTGTCCGCCCAGGTCCTTGTAGGCGTCAATGAAGGTTTTACGCTTGATCTGGCGAGTCTTATCGACTAACGCCTGTCCACCCATCATGCGCAAAACTTCGCACTGGATCATCTCTTCGTAAAGAGCCGTGTCCGCATCGGTGTAGACCTGTACAAATGCCCCTCGGGAACTGAAGCGCGGCCGACCCTTCCCCCTCGGCTCGCCCTCCATAACGATCAAAACCGATTGCTCTGAAATATCCGTCGATTTTATCGGGAGGAACCCAGCCTCCCTGCGATAACCAAGCGCCTCGGCTATGTCACGGCACAGCCCAGGCGCCGGCTTTTCGTTGCTGCTGATCCAGGCGTAAGCCTCGAGCAACAGCAATCGAAGTTTTTCTTCTTCCATCTGGTCTATCTCCTGGTCTTTATCGATCAATCGTCGGTCGAGATGTCGCAGAGCGTTCCGTTCATGCGCATCGATTCGACTTGGTAGCTCGCGTGTTCGAGCGAGAGGGCATAAAAATACGCCGAGAACTTCCCGTCCGGGCTTTTGAACTCGACGCTGTAGAGCGTCCACCACTTGCCATCGACCCGGACTTTGGATGGAAGGTTCATGGAATACACGCTCCGGGGTTTGCGATAATCCACAAAAGGAATGCGCAGAGCGCGTACCCAGCAGCGACAACCCACCATGCATTGATCACAGTTCGCGCCCCTGTCCGTCGACGATGAACACGCTCGGCCCCTGCTCGCCCTTCGCGATGTACTGCTCGACCGTCTGGGCTGCGCATGACTTGCTCACGGCGCCGAGGACGGACATTGCAAGGGTTGGCCCTGCCGCGTGGATCATCGCGCCAGTAGCGCAAGCCATGAACCCGGCGAACAGTGCTGACAGATCTTCAGCGGATTCAATCCCGTGGCGCTTCACGCAATCGAAGAAGCCATCGGCTTGGGCATTCCACATTGCTTTGCCCAGTTCTACGCGGCTGTCGAGTTGTTCGGTCATTTGCATTTCACTCCTGTTTTTTCGATCGCTTCACGGCATGCTTGAACGGCATCGTTGAAATCTTCGGCGTCGCTAAATACGGAAAGAACATAAGGCAATCGAATATCGATCGAATCCAGCGCCAGATTCCAGAATCGCCAGCACTTAGCGATCATCGGCAGCCGGTACGTGTCGCCCATTCGGTACTGCGCGAAGGTCTCGAGCGGCAGCCCGTGCGCCTCGGCGTATGCCTTTTCAAACGATTCCTGCCTATTCATTTGATCACCATGAAAACGAAAATGGTTATGAAGTTGCTGAGCGCGGCGCCGAACACGAAGCAGGCGATGCGGTCG